ATAGTGCATACACATGAGGATTTGCACAGCCTCTATCATGATCTAGAAGAGGAGGCAGTGACTCCACCAGGGTTGGACATCATGAGACCAGTAGAGTGTGTCAACCGCTGGCCCAGCAGCAGAGCCACTACCTTTAGATTGACTCCGGAGGAAGCACACAGCTTGACTCAAGACCCCAGGGTCTTGGAGATAGAACTAAATGAGAGACATCTGGGTCATCAACCAGTCACCACGGGGGTTCGTCGTCAATTCAGCGACTCTTGGTCAAAGGCCTCCCGCCTCAACGCTAGGGCCACAGACCGAAATTGGGCTCTATATAGGTGTCTGTTCACCGATGAACCCGACGGGAATTGGATCAACTCGGGCGCATCCAAAACTCGCACCACTGCCACCATAGAGTTGACCATGACTGGTAAAAATGTGGACATTGTGATTGTGGACAACAGTGACATAGATGCACAGCATCCTGAGTTTGCATCTCAGGCAGATGGTCAAGGTGGCACTAGGTTTGTGTACCACAATTGGCGTCAACATTGGCCCCGGGTGCGTGGTCTATCACCAGGCACATATCCCCCGTTCTATCAGTACGCAAGAGATCAAAATCCCCTAAGGACCTATTCCCAAATAGTGCAGCAGTGGTTATCTATCTCCGATCACCCCACACATGTTGCGGGCACAGCGGCAGGCATTACACAGGGATGGGCCAGTGATGCCAACATCTATCACATGTCTTTTAATGAAACAAGAAAATTTGCCTTGATCAGAGAATTTCACAAAAACAAACCCGTGAATCCTCGTACTGGTAGACGAAACCCCACCATTGTCAACAACAGTTGGGGATATTTTGCGACTCGGAACAATTATCCCAATTTGTTCAACCCCAAATATATCCAAGAACTAACACATCGTGGAGTAAAGTACACTGCTCTCCAATACGATGGGCTGGACATTGATCAAGCAGGGTTTTATGTTTGGTTTGGTGATGTGGCCTATAACTATGGACGTTTTCTCATTCTGTCAACATTTGGCAGTTTGAGAAATACCGCAGTTCAAATGGATCCTAGGAGCCCAGACAACCAACGCTATTCCCAATTGGATGATCCCGCTAAACCTTGGGCAAGGCTTCGTGGCGGCAGCGGCCTAACTGAATCAACACAACCCACCAGTGGTGACAATGATCGGGGCTATTGGACAGTTGACTTGCCGTGGCCCATATCCATGGGACTGTCCAACAGGGTCAATCAACAGGGTCTACCACGCACTGATGATTTGTATTCACAGGCCTATGTCAGTACCAAAGGCTACATAACTTTTGATGCTCCATCAACCACCTCCACAAATTTCAGTATGGGCAATCCTGAAGGTGCAAAATTGATGTGGAATGCAGGCGATCGCAGTGTGCAAAGGATTTATTATGGTGTATCTAATGGAGGGGTCAGTCCCAATCGAGAGTTTACCATAAGGATTGAAGGCAACAATGTCAATACAGGCACTGTGGGTTCTCCAGGTATGCTGGTGGAAGTGACCTTTTTTGAGTCAAACTACTACGTGGCCATGGTGTTTGGCCCCAACAATGGTATAACACAGGAAGGTGTGGATTTCACAGAACAAATGTTGATTGATTTTGGTCTCGTTGACTCTATGGGATATACCTCGATGATAGGGACACCCAGCGCCTCTGATGCGGCTGATATACAGGATTGTATCAGAGACGGTATAATCATAGTTGGCAGTGCTGGCAATGACTCTACCATAATTGATGTTCCTGGCGGCATTGACTATGATAACTCATTTACAACTAGAGCCTATGTCTCTGGGATACCCATATATTGGAATCGAGGACCACATCCTGGATCTGTGCCTAATGTTATTTGTGTGGGGTCTGTGGGTACTGATTCTTTGCCCATGCCCGTAACTTTGTCCAGTAATAATGGTCCTAGAATTGATATTTTTGCTCCAGGACAAGATATCATAAGTGCTGTGAACAGCTCCCATAGTGGATCAGTCCTGGACACAAGAAAGACCGCGACAATCAATACTCTAACTGGTCCATATTCTGAAAATTTTTATGTGGGAAATGACAGCGGTACATCAATGGCCGGTCCCCAAGTCACAGGCGTATTGGCCTGTTTGTTAGAAGTGTATCCTGATATGACACAATCTGAAGCATTAAATTACGTCACAGCGTCTCATGTTTCATTAAATAAAATTAACAGTACTAATGGCAGGTTGGAAGGAGCACCTAATAAATTTCTTTTTTACAATGCAGGGGAAAAGGCAGTAGTTGGGCCTGTAATACCCAAAGTAAACTACAAAAAACGACCCTCATCAGGTCCAACATTTCCAAGGACCAGACAAGGTCCTAGATCCAAACCCCAATAGTATTCCAGTCAATGCATACTTTGGAATTGAACCTTGAACCAACCACTTAAAACAAATGGAGAACCACCAATGAACCCTAGAATTCAAACTCTAGCTGAGCAGGCCGCCGAGTGGGCCAGTCAGGAACAGTCTTTTGAGGCCTTTGGCCAACAGTTCACGGAGAAATTCTCTGAGTTGATTGTGAGGGAGTGTGCAGGCTTGTTTGCACTCACTCACACTGACGAACAGCCACCACGCAGAATTGACACGACAATCCTCCGACACTTTGATCAGGAATAGTTGAGGGCCCGGGGTGGGTGTTATAAATACATAAAACACACACATATATGCACCTGCATATGTATGGGTGTGTGACCCCTATTAGGAGACAGAAAGGCATCATATGGGAACCTACGCAAAAATTCAAAATGGTCGTGTGCAGAGAATGATCAAGGCTGATTGGGAATATATCAGCGCTCTAGAGGATCGTGACTCTTGGGTAAAGACCAGCTATAACACCTTTGGAGGTGTGCATGTCAGCCCTCAGGAGGAAGCTAGACCCTACCAACACGTGATCTACTCCGACGGCAGCACGGACTTGATACCTCTAGATCAAGAAATAGACTCCACCACTACCTATGTGATCAGTACAGGCACTCTGGTAAAACGTTTTCCTGATGGTGGCACAGCTATCAGAGGCAACTATGCTGCTGTGGGTGACATCTATGACGCAGTCAATGATGTTTTTTACCCACCCCCACCATTTGCCAGTTGGCATATCAGCAGTGCCACCAACTGGCAATGGGAGCCGCCTCATGAACCCACACGACCCTTGATTGAGTCAGTTTGGCATGAACCATCACAGTCTTGGTTATACCCCTTGACTAGGTCAGGCACTGATGTTAGAGATTTAGTGACCTGGTGTGAGACTCACATACAGGACCCCGAATTAGTCAAAAGCTTTCTGCCCGTCAATCGGGCCTTTGAGGTGGAATCTCTTTTAGCCTTCTTGATTCACGGGGAGACCACTGCAACTGAACACTTGGAGATCAAGCACAACATTGTTCAGCAACTGAGAGCCAGCACTCAAACTCAAGTGGTTGCTTATATTGAACGTCTCTTGGCAGACTCCAGCACCTACCACGCTGTTGTGACAGAATTGCAACTACAAGCTAAGTTCAAGCAACAGCTCACAACTGCCACACAGGTTGTAAATACCGCCACCTAGGTTCAGCCCTGACCCTCGGGTTGGGGTGGCTGGGCAGTGATCACAGCAGTTGATGTGTCTCGATCTATGGTCATGTAACCCTGGCAGGCCACGTTCCAATTGTCTGCACCTTCTCCTGCCCCAGTCACAGTGTCTACCACAGTGACCCCTTCAATTCTAAAATGTTTGAACAAAAATTCTCGGTCATTTTCAAACACTCTCCACACATGGTCCACACTGCCTCGGCCTGGTAGGCCTCGTGATTTGTTGAATCTAATATAGTATTGGTTCATGGGTCAAATCTGGGAGTTAGATCACAGTCACTGATGAGTCACCACTACCACTCTGGTCATTGGGGCCTGAGGCAGGGGGTTGCGTGTCATAGTGATGAGGTTCTGCTCTGTTCACTGACAGTGTCATATGTACCATTCTTAGGGGCTCGTCACCCACGTGTCTACTGATGCTGTGGGGAACCCAACTGGGTGCAAAAAACAAGTCACCTTCTTTGGGATTAAAATTGATAGCAGTGCTGGCATCGGAGGCCATTTGATGATCAGCTTCAGGCAAATTGATTTGTCTCTTGGCGGGTCTTGGATCGTGAAACACCAGCCTGCCTGAGTCTTCAGGCGTGTTCAAAAAGTAAAACCCCACCAGTTGACTGCCATAGCCATGCACATGTTCGTCATGCCCTGAATGTTTATGATGTTCCTGTAACCAAGCCTCTTGAAAAATCACAGCAAGCTCCTGCATGTGATAGCCCTCTTCCACCAAGGACTGAAAACAATTGTAGCCCACAAAGTCAAAGAAATCCTTGAGTTCAGGTTCGTCTAACAGGGTGTTGGTCTGACGAATGGGAAATACTGGATGTAATTCAGGAACTTCTTGACGATGTTGCTCCAGCCTCACTTCGGCGATTTCTCTCAGTTTGGGCAAGAACTGGGGCACGTTCACATGGTAAACTGGAGTGCAAAAATAATAGTATCTATTAATCTGTGGCTCATTGTTTTCCAAATTTCCTACTTGGACGTCCTTACCAATCACAACGGATGTGGCATCCTCTGTTTTGACCTGCGGACTGCTTTTTTTAGATTTTGTTTTTTTCATATGTTTAATTGTGTTAGTGTTTACCTAGCCCCAAATATTTTTTGGGCAGCTGAGCTATGATCTGGTGCTGCCAACACTGTCCATTGGCTGCCCAGTACTGGGGTCAAATGTATATGGCTTCTAGGAATCCAATACTTGTTTTCAATGGGCAGCTTCAACTGATCCACCATGCAGGCTATACAGGAGTCTATACAGATCAGGGCCTCTGCGCCTTCAATTATGGTCAGCCAGTCAAACACACTGGCAGTGACACCTGCACGTATGTCAATTCTTTGCCATTCAGGAGGCAGGTGAGTTAAATCAGGATCTGCATTAAAATCACTGCCTTCAAAATGTGTGACATAGTAGTTGGTATTGGGTTTTACCAATTTGTTTTTTAATGAAATTTCTGTATTCAAACTTCTAGTCACACACTGATTCAAGTTCCATTTTTCAATAAACGGCACTTCTGCCTTTGTGTATTTGAATTCGTCAAAATGTTGAATTTGGAACCAAGGCACTTGACTGAGTTCTGGATGTGAACTCAAGGCCTGATAGAGACAGATTATTTCGTCACAGCCCAAATTGGTCAATCTTGTCATGGGTTCTTTGTAGAAGAAATCTCCACGACTGTCAGTGGGCAATGGTATCCATTTGACCCAAGGCGCATGATTTTGAAAATTGCCCATGAATTCTTGGCAAATGGGCCAGTGTATGTCGTAGCCCTGATCCGCATAATGTCGAGCTATGGGCAAGGCAATGATGATGTCACCAATGCCCCTTGATTGAATGATTCCCAGTTTGGGTTTTTTACTCATAAATCCTACTGTAGTTCAAAACGTTGCCAGAACCATATTGACTTTCGGCAATTGCTCGAGCATCGTAATCGCTGCTGGCCCAAATCACGGTGTGAATGGTTTCATTGGCTGTTACTCGGGCCCAAATTTTGTATTTGTACATGATGTGTTCCTTTATGACTAGTTGATCATTTGAGAAATGTGTTTGATTTGTGTTTTGTTAAAAACATAGCCATATTATAAACAAATTCTTTCAAATTGTCAACCGCCAAAATATTTCACTTTTTGGGGATTGAACCCGTAACATTCATTTCTTTCCAAAGGCAAATCATCTCGGTGTTCACAGTGGACATTTACTCCCAGTCCAATGGCCAAGGACAGCGCCATGCTTTGATTGCCAATGAACATTTCACTGCCAGCAATGATTTTGGCCAAATCCATCATGGTATTGGTGTAGTGAAAAGGCAAGTCCCACCCTGTGGTTTTCTTGAACGCTTGATATTCTTCTTCCATGCCCACAAATATTGCTTGGTCCATTAGGCCTGTTTTTTGCCATTCTTTCCATTGTGGAGACAGTTGTCTTGGTTGCCATCTAGCAGATCTGTTGATTACCACAGGTCGGCCTTTGACTGTGTCCTCACTGTCCACAGTGAGCCATGGGCTGTTTCTTAACTTGTTCTTTGTGTCCGTGTCAAAAATATTGAACGTGTGTGAGTAAATGTCCACATAATTTCCAGGGTGTCCCAAAAACAAGGGTCTAAATCTATCAAGGTTATGTGTGATTTCAGTATCTGATCTCATGACGTCAAACTTTTTGATATACTCTTGACTGGTCATAAAAGACTGCATGAAATCAAAATCTTTGGAGTTCATTCGTCCCTGATGAAAAGGGTTTGGCGCAGATCCATAGTAGTAGCTGCCAATCCAATTGATTTGATCAAGATGAAGATAAAATTCGCCACCACCTAGATGTTTGACAATTGGCAAAGCATATATCAAATCACCAAATGTTCCAGAGTGTTTGAATGAATTCATTAGGTCCCTTACTATAATATAATGTGCGTGTATTTATTGGCCCATGATTATGCCTCGTTGATTTATGAATAAATACCAAATGTCCTATTACAATTTCACACCCATAGCAAACACAGCTATTCAATATCCTGAAAATTCAGAAATTTCTGCACTTGATACTGATATCATTATTAGAGTTTCGGTGATTTTGCGTAGACCCTTGGCACCTGGCGGGGTGACCATGCAGGAATATGCTAGAAAAGTCATGAACAATCAAGCAGCCAAAATGTCTCGATTGGAATTTGCCCAATATTTTGGAGCCTCGTCCTCGGACATTGCTCAGGTATTGGACTTTGCTAATCATTTTGGCATGGAAGTGATTGAAACATCCAGAGACAGTGCTAGAATAAAATTACAAGCCCCAATTTCCATTTTTAATCAAGCGTTCAATGTCATCATTGAACAAGTGGTAGTCGATGGAAAAACATGTTTTGGGCACACGCAGCCAATCAGTGTGCCTGAACAATTGTCAGAAATTATAATTCATGTGTTGGGTCTTGACTCGTTGGTTGTAATGGAAACCAAAAATAAGCAAAGCTCATTGGTCGCCGATAATGTAGTTCCTGACCTTACTCCGAACCCGCCGTCGCCAGTTCTTCTCACACCAATTCAAGTTGCAAAAGCCTACAATTTTCCCGAAGCCACAGGGCAGGACCAATGTATTGCCATTATCTCATTTGGTGGAGGATATACACAAGCCAACTTAGATGCAAGTTTTGCTGATGTGGGGTTATCAACACCAAACATAGTTGTGGCATACGGAACTTCGGACACCACAATCGTGTCTTCATCCACATACATCTATAATCTAGAAAATATGTTGGATATTTTTACAATAGGCTGTTTGGTACCCAACGCCAAGATTGCATTATACTTTGATGATACTACCAATATTAGTGATTCATGGGTGGACCCTTTTGTCGCAGCCATAGGTGATAATGTTAATCAACCTTCAGTGATCTCACTGACTTGGACTTTTCCAGAACCCTTTCTTGATTCCTTGCCTAATTTATCAAAGCTTTTCTATGATACAGTAATTGCACCAGCAGCTATCAAAGGCATAACAATTTGCTGTAGTGTGGGTGATTTTGGTGCGACTTCTGGTAAGGGTGCATTAGATAATAGATTAACCATTAGATTTCCAGCGGCAACTGACGGAGTTTTGGCAGTAGGCGGCACGACGTTGGTGTTAAATCAGGATGATACTAGATATTCTGAAGAAGCATGGGTTGGCAGTGGCGGTGGCCTCAGTGAAAAAACTGGTATACCAACCTGGCAGCAAGGCTTGAGATATAAAGAGTATAATAGTGGTGAAGTTTTTAGTTTGTTCACACGGGGTATTCCTGACGTCACAGCCAATGCAAATCCATCATCCGGTTATACTTTTTATTTTTATAATAGCGATAGTCAGACAAATCTTCAGATCAGTGCGGGCGGCACCAGTGCGTCAACCCCGTTGGTTGCAGCCCTGATACTGAGATTGAATCAGATTTTTGACACTCGACTGGGGTTTGTCAATAAATTATTTTATCAAAATATAAGTGCATTTAATGATGTGACTATAGGCAATAATTATCGAAATGTTAATGGTTTTGTGGCCTCGTCTGGATGGGATGCAGTCAGTGGGTTGGGTAGTCCCAACGGCCAATTATTAGTCGACGCATTGTTAGAGATTCCTATTGCTGGGAATTTGTCTGTTACAGTTGCTCAAAATAGTTCAGCGACCATAACACCATCAGTGTCAGTGGGAGTTACTGAAATTTCCATCACTAACCCGCCAGACCATGGTACTGCTACAGTAAGTGCAGGCAGATTTGATATAATTTACACACCAAGCAACGACTATTACGGCACTGACAGTTTTCAATATATTGTTAAAACTAGATTTGCTCAGTCAGCTCCAGCGTTGGTGTCTATAACAGTAGGAAGTTTGGCCCCAATAGCCAACACATTAACTGTCACTGTGGTGGCAAATTCTGAGGTTGCGGTAATATCACCAAATGTCACCAATTATTATAGCAGCATTGGGGTAGTAACAACAGAAAATACACAGGGTCGTGCATTAACAGATGGCGCTAGTATTTTTTATACACCTCTGACAAATTTCGTAGGCACAGACACTTTTCAATATTATGCAGTCAGTCCATCTGGTAATTCAAATAACGCTGATGTCATTGTAACAGTGCCCAAACCTGCTGCACCAATTGCTAAAAATATCAGCAAGTATGTGCTTTATAATTCTGTAAACAATATTATAAAGCCAAATATAGAAAATATATACTCCAGTATCACAACACCAGAGTTTTCTGTCAATAGTGGAACAGTATCTGTCATTGACAACACCATTCTCTATTCTACACCTATTGATTATTCAGGCAATGATCGATTTGATTACACTGCTATTGGACCAGGGGGAACTTCCACAGCCAGTGTCCGCATATCTATTTTACAATCTACTTCATCTAATATAGCTTTTAATATCAGCCAATTTGTAAAACAAAATTCAAGAGACAATTTAATAAAGCTCAGTGATACAAACAGCATAGGAACATTAACAGTGGTTGTTAGAGCCTTGCATGGCACATCCACCGTGACCAATAACTTGGTGTACTATACTCCTAATGTTAACTATGTGGGCTTTGATCATTTTGAATACTACATCTCTAATGCTGTTGGAGACTCGAATGTAGCGTCAATTAATATTTCTGTGAATTCTTTGGACTATGTTCCACAAGTATTCAAATCCACAGCGTCAGTATTTCAGGGCAGCAGAAACAACATTTTAAGACCATTAGTGAGTAACACAGTTACTGGAATAATTCTTAATTCAAAACCGTTGTTTGGAGTTGCATCAGCATCAACATCTACCATTACCTACAGCCCAAATAGTAGATTTGTTGGAATAGATTATTTTTATTATTCTGCTTTTAATTCTGCGGGCATATCAAAGTCTGAAAGATTTTATGTTACAGTAAATCCGGTATTAACTCCTTATGCAAATCCAGTTAATGTCACAGTGGCGTATAATTCTGTAAACAACCCAATAACCCCTAGCGTAATAAATCCGTTCAACACCGCCACAGTGGTTACTTCGCCATTACATGGAGTAGCCACAGTATCAAATATTGTGATTTATTATACACCAACAACTGGATATTCAGGAACAGATACGTTTGATTATTCAGTTGGAAATTTAAAAGGAGTATCTAACTCAGCTCCGGTAAATGTCACAGTATTACCCAGTGTTGGCATGCTGATATATCCGCCTAGCGGAAATTTACCTTCGGGCTCCACTGGCACTGTTTATGAACCAGTGACATTTTACGGCATCAATGGCACAGCTCCATTTAGTTCCTCTATATCTTCAGGGACGTTGCCTGAAGGGTTAACATTAGTCAATAATGTGCTGTCAGGCACTCCGGGACCACACACAGAAAGACTATATAGATTTTCAGTAACCTTACAAGACAGTAGCTTTCCTAATAATTTGATAGTAACTGGCACTTATGTACTGTTAATTTCTTCAGACGTAAACACCATAATAACTGCAATTAGTTTTAATGAACTGGAATCTGCCTCCACTAATTTAGTATCAGACACTTATGGGTCGTTCAATACGTCTGCACAAGTGATCCCTGGTAACTTAGTCACTGAATTGGGTTGGAATCAAATTTATAATGACATGTTACGATGCTTTATTCATCAAAATGGTCCGTCATCAACAGACATGGGATTTGTCAGACCAACCACAGGCACCTATGTGTCTTTGGGGCAGCTCAAGGCCATGCTTGGCAGAATGGAGGTCTTGACCACCTCGTATCTTGATGCTCACCCAACTCAAATATTATTAGACACTGATTCCACGTTGTCCCTAACGACCGCAACACTGGTGGACAAAACATTTAACGTGTCATATTCTTGGCAAAATCCAGAAGACCCGCTTTATTTTTTCAATCTTGGCGGTTCTTTGAAAGGCACTATTTACAACTCCAGTACCAATGTTGAAATGTCAGCAATTTTCACATTGAGTAATTATGTTAATAATGTTCCTGCGTCTATATCTGGAACTAATGCAGTTATTTCTGGAGTAGGAACTATTAATATAACCAACCTCGCCGGAGATCCTGGAGATACAGTAATTGCATCATTTGAAATATCTACCAGTAGCAATGTTATTCCTGCAGAGATGTCCTTTACTGCCACGTACTATTATTCCACTGATAAGACAGGTGGAGTTTTAGCTCCTAGGCCTTTGGTACAATTCACCGGAGGAGTAATAACTGCTAGTGCAATTGGCAATGTGGTAGTGACTGGTAACGATCCTAAAATAATTTCAGTAAACATAACCAACGGCAGTGACGAAACAGTTACGATTCCAGTTCCAACAGAATTCGTAAATTCATTTAAAGTGTCTGAAAACACCAGTCCATTAACTGTGACTGCTCTAAATCTTCCACTGACTATTCCGCCAAATTCCACAGGAATATTACAAATAAAATTACAGAATTTTACTGCGATAGGTGGCCGCTACCCCATTATTTTTAAAATTCGAGGCTATACGGGATCTGAACCAGATTTGGTATTATTAAACTCCATCGTATTGCGTGGCACATTGACTGTGAAATTTGGCATCACAGTTGACCCTTCTATAGTAACTGCCACAGTGACTGAACCTAGAAATTTTGATTTTAAAATAACTGGGTATGGCGGATATCTAAGTAGTGCAGAATTGGTGGGTGATAATTTTACCACCGTGAATACTGGCAGCGTATCTTATGTAAATTTTGATGGAGTGACGCCATTATTTTCCACATCAACATTATTGTTTGAAACGTTGTATGTGATCAATGGACCATATAGTGGATCGTTAATTGCTTACGGCAGAACCGACGAAGATACACCCGAGACATCTTCAACATCAGTCACATTAGATTTGACTCTTGATGTTGAAGACAGAAACTTGGGATTCAATCCCAATGTTGCAGGGTCGTGGATCAGTGCCCAGGCTCCGTATAATGCAGTTGTGGGATTTGATTACAGTATCTTTAATGGCCAAAGGTTTTTAACCACAGGATTTGGCAGCAACCCTGTACTTTCTAATGGCGGGTATCCAACATACAGTAATTTTAGTTTAAAATCTTTGGGAAGGCCAAAATATAATACAAATTTTAGGTATTTTAGAAGTTCAAATAGCGGCTGGGGAACTTTTTTAAAAACACACGGTATGAGGACCACATCACCAGCAAACACCACAGAATCAGGTAACAGTGTCTTCTTTGTTAGATATGGCGGATCGTTTCAATGGCAGTTTGCTGCGAGTAGTCAAGGCAGCCTCGTCATTGACGGTCAAACAGTTATCAATCAAGCCACGGACAGTACAATTTCCTATCAAGGAAATATCACTTTAACTGCTGGCACCCACACAGTTGCTTGGTCCCACATTGGCGCTGTGGGATCTACAATTACCTATCTTGATGGTAAAAATAAAGATTATAATGCATGGAGCACCTTGGACGAGTGTTATTATAATTCGTGGTATGAAATCACTAGATTACGTATACTATTGGACTTCAACAATATTTCTTACACAATGGAGCCCAATATATATCCGCCTAAAGATGCAAAAATCTCTGGGAATGTTTTCACATATTCTGAAAATTTTACATCACCCTCTGGCGAAAAAGGCATGTTTTTGGTGTCTAATGATGGTTCTGGAAATTTAATAATTTCTGCCAACAGATTAACCACAGTCACTGCTGAGTCAAAAGAAATTGATACTACCCTTAGGGTTGTGGAAAACGAACTATTTTATTACTATTCTGCTGTCTCCAATAGATATAACAACATAGGATCTGTAGTTAACTTTGATGGGTCAACAGAAACTCCAGTGTTTATTGGGTTTGATTCATCGGGCAATGTACTTACACGGCTGCTGCCAGAATTACTGGGACCGCCACAAGTTAGGCCAATCCCACGATATCCAGACCGGCGAATTAATATCTGGCCAATCATAGCCGCTGGCGTTGCCATATACTTACGGGTTACTGCGGTTGTGCCGGTGCCGATCCCGATCACACCGTTAGCTCCTTGGCCCTCATAAAAGCCAAATCGCTTGACTTTTTCCATTTTTTTAGTGTAAACTACAAAAACTGCATAACTATTCTTACCGCTAAACACAAAAGGAGGTCAAAACATGACTGAAGTTGCGATTGAGCGAGGAATGGAAAAGGTAATTGTACCTAATTCAATTCTCAAATTTATATCATTTACTATCATGGCTCTACTACTATGGGCCGCCGTGAACTTATTGGGGTGGGCAGTGACCACCAAACTGGCCAATAACGATGTTTCAACCACCAACAACGTCACTGCACAGATCAGGGACCAACAATTGGCCTGCTTGGCCAAAAATGTCTATCACGAAGCAGGCAGTGAACCTTTTGAAGGAAAAATTGCTGTGGCACAAGTCACTATGAACAGAGTTGCCTCAGGAAAGTTTCCAGACGATGTTTGCCAAACTATCTATCAAAAAAACATATTCTATGAGCGAGTTATTTGTCAGTTCAGTTGGACCTGTGATAGGTCTTTGAAATTTAAACCTGTGAATCCTGACAACTATGATCAAAGCATGATTGCTGCTCAAAAAGTCTTATTGGAAAACTATAGGTTACCTGGTTTGAGTGATGCATTATTTTATCATGCCGATTATATCAATCCAAAATGGAATAAAACGCAGGTGGCCAAAATTGGTCGCCATATTTTTTACAAGTGAGAACCAACCCATGAAAATTTCATACGAACAACTTTATTCATCAGCCCAACAATGGATCCTTTCAGCTATCAATTTTGTCAAGGATCATCTAGTCAACGTGTCAGCACATGCCTTGGGTTGGATAGCTTTGATAATGTTACATTTTGCCAGTGTACCCTCACTTTGGGCAGTGTTGATTGGTCAAAGTGACAAATTGCCCAACATTGATCTCATGATCTTTATTTGGGCGGCATTGACCACAATGTTTGCCAAGGCTATTTTAGAAAAAGATAGACTGTATGTGACCACTATTGCTGTGGGTTTCATTGCACAGACTCTGCTAATGGGATTGATCTTATTCAAATAATGACATAAATATTGTCATGAAAATATACGAACTACTTGATGAAAAGAAGATACCTCACCCCACACAAAGTCAGTGTGATGTTAGGGCCAGTCGCTTATCAAACGTTCGTTATGCACAGTGTGTGGGTTTAGGCATGCGTCCACATGACAGCGATCACACTGATGGCACTGGAAAACAAGGTGTCAAAGGCAGCGGGAAACCACAACGTGGAAGAAAGATCAAAAGTGAAAAGTATGGCGGCCCAAACAAATATTGGCCAGGTAGTAGGAATTAATTTGATCACAGTCACAGAGTCTGCCAAACAAAGAATCAATGACATTCTATATGATCATGGCAATCCAAATTTGGCCATTCGAATATCAGTCCAAGGCGGCGGCTGTTCGGGCTTTCAGTACAAGTTTGCTATAGAACACACTCCCAATGACGACGATTTGGCATTGGACACAGGTGCTTTCAAAATACTTATAGATTCTGCAAGTGTCATGTACATGGATGATGCTGTAATTGATTATCAAGAGTCTTTGATGAACAGTCAATTTGTAGTTCAAAATCCCAATGCTCAAAGTCAATGTGGTTGTGGTAGTTCATTCAGTGTTTGACAACTGTTGAAAATTCCTGTATAATTAGATCATGTACAACAACTTATGGAAACTTTGATGAGTGCCTGCGATAGTATTATTCGAATTATTCGTGATCATAACAGTCGATTGGACAAGGAAGCTATTATTCAAGCCGAACTTGAGGCAGATAATGCAGAACTGTTTGAAGGTCTAAGAATGGCGTTTGATCCCATGATAACATTTGGGGTTAAAAAAGTTCCCACACACGGTGGCGGCGAGGGCCAAGGACTTCCATGGGAGGCCTTCAAAGAGTTAGCTCGAGCTTTGGCACTGCGTGAACTCACTGGTCACGCCGCCCGTGATGCAATTGAATTGGCATTGGGTGCAAGCACAAAATCACAATGGAACGACTGGTACAGATTGATTCTAGTCAAAGACCTAAAAGCAGGTATTGGTGAGACCACAGTGAACAAAGTGGTGGCAAAATTCAATAAACCGGAGTACGCAATTCCGTTGTTCGAGTGTATGCTGGCACATGATGGCGCCAAAAATGAAAATTATGTTCGTGGTCGAAAATTACTTGAACCAAAACTTGATGGTGTTAGAGTCATCACAGTGATCAATGTGGCCAATAAAACAGCCATCATGTACAGTCGCAACGGAAAGTTATTGGAAAACTTTGGGCATATTACTTCAGCCATTGAAAAAAATATTGCCATGTTTGAACGTAGTATTGTGTTAGATGGCGAAATGGTCAGTTCCAGTTTTCAAGCATTGATGAAACAGGTGCATCGTAAGAGTGATGTACAGAGCGAAGATGCAAGGCTGATGCTATTTGATGTTCTTCCACTCACTGAATTTCAGTCAGGATCAAGTATCATGGGACAAAGACGTCGTAGTAATCTCTTACGCAGTATGAAACCTCAGTTTGATATAATTGGCAGCATTGACATCATCTCACAGAAAGAAGTGGATTTGAATAGTTATGTGGGAGAATTAGAATTCAAACAGTACAACAAGGATGCAATTGAAGCAGGTTATGAGGGCATCATGATCAAAGACATTGACGCTGTCTACGAATGCAAACGCAGTCGCAGTTGGCTAAAGATGAAACCTTTCCTTACAGTGGATTTGGTCATTGTAGATGTACAGGAAGGTACTGGAAAAAATGAAGGCAAATTGGGTGCTTTAATCTGCGAAGGCACTGATCAAGACAAGTTTATTCGAGTAAATGTAGGATCTGGTCTTACTGATGATCAAAGAGATGAAATTTGGAGTAACAAAGACACAGTCATTGGCCAAGTAGTTGAAGTCAAAGCAGATGCTGTTACAAAAAATCAAGACACTGAAGACGCCTATAGTTTAAGATTTCCTAGATTTGAAAGATTTCGCGGATTCGTTGTGGGGGATAAACTGTGATTCAAAAAACTAAATAAATTCTTTAAGGAATATTGTGTCAAAAGAGGATATCATTGAAATGTCAGGTACCATTGAAGAAGTACTACCAGGTGCCATGTTTAGAGTTAAATTAGAAAATAACAATTCGTTGATCTTGGGCCATATCAGTGGTCGAATGCGTCAAAACAAAATTAAAATACTTTTGGGTGATCGAGTCATGGTGGAAATGTCGCCCTATGATCTATCCCGAGGTCGAATTTCGTATAGAGAAAAATAATTATAAATTATTCAACTAAAAATAAAGCCCCTAACTTAGGGGCTTTTTTATGATAGATAGTATTCCCAACTGGAGTGTTGAAAATCCCAACCCAATTTTTTACGTTTGTCAGCCAACTGAAAATAAGTGGGTTTATGAGGTTTGATTTTTGGAACAATTTTTTTATTGTTTCCTTTGGCCGAATTACAGACAGCACAGGCACACACACAGTTTTCAAAAGTAGTTTTGCCGCCCAAACTCACTGGTAGTACATGATCTAAGGTGGCAGTTTTTCTACTGACGTCGTCCATGCAGTATTGACAGATATACCCATCCCGTAAAAACACGTTTTGTTTGCTGAATCTCACTGAATTTTTTTTCTTTTGATATTCTTTCAACATCATCACGGCGGGAACAGGGGTACTCCACTTTTCACTGCGCACTATCCAATCATCGTACCACTCTAATGCTACAGCTTTTTCTGAAACTAGGTATCGTATTGATTCTTCCCATGAAATTATGCTCAAAGGTAGTAAACTTACTGGATTAGCATCTGCGTTTAGGATTAAAGTAGACAAGTTTAACTCACTATTGAAATTTACTCAAATATTTATTTTCATAAAATAAGTCATTTATTATAACACAACTTTGCCCAAACTGCAACTAAATACTGGATGAACCCAGCCAAGGACAAACAATGACGTTATACTATGTAAACACCGGAAGTGGCCCAAACAGCCAGGATGGAGACTCTCTACGAACCGCATTTAATAAAATCAATGCTAATTTTTCCCAAATAAACACTGGTTCTTTGGGAGCAGTTCTAGTTCAAAGTCCATCAGTGCCCCAAGGATATGGACCAAACACACTCTGGTATGACACTGAGTCTGGTAGGACTTTTGTTTTTTATAATGGATCATGGATAGACGCCAACCCCAGCAGTAATCAAAATCAAAGCACAGTGGCTGTGGGGTTGTACGATCCTGAAACTGAAGAATATTCCAACACAGTGGAAAATGTGTCAAAAATTAATTTTGATGTTTTGGCAGATTTCAGTGTAACGGATCAGGGCAGTGGCAATGTATTGGTTGGGATGAACTCTACATTTAAGTACATACAGATCGCAGGGCAGGAAACACTAACTGCACAAGGAGTTGACACATTGACTCTGGTGGCTGGCACTGGTACTCAATTGATAACTTCCAATGCTGGATTAAAGAACCAACAAACTATAACATTTATTTCCACTGGTTCAGGCTCAGGATCAGGTAATGCCACATTCCCACCGTCAAGTGTGCCAGGGTTCCTATACACGGACGGTGTAGATGTCATTGAATGGAGGCAACCTGAACTCAGTTCATTAAAAAATGGAGAGTTTGTCTTTTCAGTGACTGAGTTGGGCTCAATATCATTACCAGATGGAACTGAACAGCAAACCGCTTATAAAATTCCTGTTCCTGACGGTACTAATAGTGCTCACTATGTATTAATTAGGGGAACTACAGGAGTTCTGCAGTATAACAACGGTTTTTCCTATAATCCCAGTACTGGCGAACTAGGCAAACTAAAAAGAATTTTATTCAATGACAATACAATACAGACCACTGCTTGGTTAGGGTCCACTGCCACATTGTTTAGCTCAGTGTCTGGTGCTGGACGATCATCTTTGACATTGACTACTACTACTTTAAGACTTTCCACAGGAACCATAACATTTCCAGATTTGTCAGTGCAAAGAACTGCATTTCTTGGATATATTGACTATGGTGACATCAGAAATATCCCAATAGTGACTACATCATCGCTGAACAATAATGGATTTACTGCAAAGTTGTCAACATCAGGCGAATTTACAATTCCTAATAAGTTGACTACGAAATATCTAACAACTGATGTATTTTCAATTGTGTCAACACAGACAGGCGGAGTATTGTCGTCAGTAGGTACTACCACTAACGTTTCCATACAGACGTTATCAACCCAAACGTCTTATAAGTGGACATTCAATAATGATGGCACAATAACTTTCCCTGATAATTCCATACAACAAAGTGCGGGAAGAAATATCTATGATGCCATCCTTTCAGGAACCAAATATCTTTCTGTGTTATCCAGCGGTATTGTTAAGTTTCCTGATGGCACTGATCAATCAACTGCTTTTACAGGCAAGGCTGTGTCTTTACTAAATGGTGTACATGCTCTACGTCCAGTGGCAGTTCCTACAGATGCCAATTTTGGGTCTCCAGGAGATCAAGTGGGCGACATTGCATTTGATCAAACGTTTCTTTACTATTGTTCAGCACCTTATGGGTACAAAACTTATACCACAGGAACAGTCAGTTCTGGTAACTCTGTAAATTTTATAAGAATACCGCAAGTTAGTACCAATTTTATACAGCCCCAACCAGGTTGGACTTTTCAACAAGTTGGTACTCCTGAAATTTACACTTTAACTAGTGCGGCAACTTCGGCAGTGTTTGGTATTGGTCCTGCTGTATGGGTCTTGACTTCAAGTACAGCCTCCCTTAGTTACACCACTGGAACAATTTTTTCAGTGTTTAATAACTCAATACCACAATCTAATTGGATCAAAACTGCCGTAACTGGTCAAGGCCTAATCACTAACATAAGTGAATTTGTTGATCAGAATCAGTATGTTACCAATGGTATTATTCTTGTTCAATGGAAATCAGTTCGAATAGAATTGGGAGCTGGAACTGAAATATTCGAAGACAATATTCGTTTGGCGGTTTCCTCATTATCTGGAAAACTTTCAAATTTGATATACAATATGACCAGTAATTATAATGGTCAAACTAACATAATATCTGGAACATGGATAGAATTAACGGCAAATTTAGAATTAATTGGGCCCACGTCTAAAATACCTGGGGATAGTGCAACATTAATAATTAATTCAGTTGACGAAAACTTTTGTTATAGAATAACTGCAATGACTGGTAGGAATTTTTTAAATAATTTTATCAGCATTGAACAACTACTTTGATAGAATAAATATTATATCTAGGACACCAATATGGCAGCATTAAAATTTCCGTTAAATCCCGTTAGAGGTTCATTATATACCGGAAATAATGGATTAACATACGTATTTGACGGAATAAAATGGGTGGGTTCATCAGTTATTGCCACCAGCACAGTAACAAACGCATTAATCAATTCCAATTATGTAGTGCAGGTAACTGACAATGGTGATTTACAATTGCCCTATTATGCAGTGCCGGCCAGCACCGGAACATTGGGACAGGTGCTGCAATGGACCTATGTCAGTGGAACAAACACACTGATATGGGCAGATGTAAGAAGTCAAAATGCACCAAGAGAGGGAACAACTGGATCTTTCTTAATCAGTAGTGTTGGCAGTTGGGTGGCCAGCATCAATACTGACAGTAGCTTTACTATTCCAGGTGCGCTACGTATGGGGGACGGCACAGTCCAATATTCTGCCTATCCTGGCCCGCCAAGAACACTGACCAATTCCCTAAGCATACTTGACTCCGCACAGTCAACTAGCACACAGTCTGGAGCTTTGATAGTACGCGGCGGCGTTGGTATAGGTGGTAATGGATTTTTTGGCGGATCGTTAACCGCAACAGCGATAGACATCACAAAAACAGGCATTGGCACACAGACTGCTGCGGTTTTTTCAAGCGGCCAAGATCAAATAGTAATTCAATTTAATAGCAGTACTGGAAGAAACAGCATTGTTAGCTTTAACAACACAGCCAGTACATATTCACGGTTGACTGTGGCGGCTTCAACCATTACATTTTCCACGTTGGATTCACCCTCAACGATGGTGATCAGTAGTGGCACAGTTAGTATGGTGGGAACTTTGGGAGTATCAGGTGCTGCAACTATAGGTGGTGGACTAAACATTGGGGCTGCTAGTTTTATTTCTGGAGTTCCCATACTGACCAGTGCTACTGTAAAACAATTTGCCTTGGTTGGTGTTAGAGCAGGTACAGATACTGCAATTGCGGTCAATACCAATACCAGTGTAGTGACGGTGTGGAATACCAGCACACTGCAATCAATTACTAGAAGAGGTGGTACTACTATCTATGCAATGTCAATACTTAACGCTACACCAAGTGACGACGCCACAACTGGCGCATTGGTGGTTGACGGTGGGGTGGGCATTGGTGGAGATTTAAATGTTGACGGCACGGTCAACGCCGTAGAAATATTTGTCAATGGCAGCGCAGTGGTCACTACTGCGACTGCGGGTGGAGTCAACACTGTGAATGGTTCATCTGGCACAGTGACCATATCTGCAGGCACAGACACTGTAATTTTCACCTCTGGTACTAATATCACTATTTCAAATATCAGTACACTGCAATCAATCACCAATAGGGGAAGTACTACTACTAGTACTATTTCAATTAACAACGCCACAACCAGCACCAGCACTGCCACAGGTGCATTAGTGGTTACCGGGGGAGTTGGAGTAGGTGGCAACTTGTATGTTAGAGGAAACATATTCCAAAATGGAGTACAAGTTGGCACTGGATCAAGCACTGGCACAACTGGCACATTTTTAATATCAAATGAAACTCAATCAGTCTCTACTAACACAGGTGCATTAGTGGTTACCGGGGGAGTTGGAGTAGGTGGCAACTTGTATGTTAGAGGAAACATATTCCAAAATGGAGTACAAGTTGGCACTGGTTCTAGTACTGGAACAACCAGTACATTTTTAATATCAAATGAAACTCAATCAGTCTCTACTAACACAGGTGCATTAGTGGTTGTGGGCGGTGCAGGCATTGGTGGCAACTTGTATGTTAGAGGAAACATATTCCAAAATGGAGTACAAGTTGGCACTGGATCAAGCACTGG